GAGGCCAACATAAAGTCTGTTTCTATAGTTTCAGTAGTATTTTTTAAATTACCACAAAACAGTCTATTATCTTTAGTTTCCATTGCTTTGCACGTGTCCCAAACTATTTGATTTATATTTATTTCATCTATAGGAAGTTCTTCAATAATTTCTTCTGAACCTGTATGCACCCAATCTATAGTAACCTCTTCATCCACCTCTCCTTGCGGTATAGCATTCACAGAAAAAACTATAGGAGTTCCAGGAACATTATCTATATATGGTATAGCAATTATTTCTACTTTTGAATATCTTGTGTCTATATTTCTTATCTCTCCTTTAATTGTTTTTCCTGTGTTGTTTCCAGCAGGACCACCCTGAACAAACTCTCCCACTGTAGCTAAACTTGTAGAAGGAACACTAGCTGGATTAGATAAAGGAGAAATTGTACTCTTTCTTCCATCCGCAGTTACATATTTATATCCATATGCAAAAGAAATAGAATCTAATGAGCCACCCTCCCTTAACCCTGTTACTACTATTGGAGAAAATACAGATGGTACAAATAAATTAAAGTATTTAGGTTGATTTTGAAATGGACTATATACAGTAGGCGGTAAACCTACATTTATAGTTTTTAAAGTAAATTCTGTATCCGTAAAATACAATCTTCTTATTTTGTAATTTTCTTCAGAACCCTCTATTATTAATTTTTTATTTTCATCAAACTCTAAGTTACCTACAAAATATATACTAAACGCATCTGTTGAATTTAATAATTCAAATTCTTGTGTAGAAAGCAAACCATCTTTTTGTTGCTTTACTTTTATTATCATATCATTAGCCTCTGCTAATCCATAAAATTGTTGTATTGCTCCTAACAAAGGCCATTTAGCAAATAAAACTAAATAATCAGAAAATCCATAATGACCTATAATTTTTATATTATTTGGAATACTATTTATATCTATACCTATATTTGCTGCTAGATTAGCAACTATACTATTTATACTTTGTGGTTGAATGTTTAAAATGTTACCACTAAAAGTACCAAAATTTATAGCAGCATAATAACCTACTAAAGCTGCTTCTGCTAAATCAAAAAGACCGCTTAACATATTCATAATTGCTTCTAAAGTAACTATACCAGCGTCTATTAAATTTGCTAAAGGCTCTATTTCTAAAGTTGCAGCTTCAAAAATTCCATCTGTATTTACAATAATATCAGCTTGAGTGGCAAAATCAATAGACATATTGACTACATTATTATCTGGGTCTTCTGTATTTACAAATGTCCACACACAAGTATCTGATTCTGTCCCCACTTCACCAGAGTGAGTAACTGTACTTACAATAGGAAGCGTTTCATTATCATTTATAATATTTGAAATTGCTGTATCTAAATCTATAGCTATCCCTAAATATTCAGCAATATTTACAACCTCAGATAAATCTTCTACCAAAACTATTTGTCCTGATTGAGCTAACTCTAATGTTATAATAACATTCAAAGCATTTCCATCTGCATTATTTGTTCCAAAACCAGAAAATGAC